ATGGGGTTGTTCTCTAAAGGAAAAAAAGAGCCTAAAAAGGCTTTGCCTCCGCGGAGGCGTAATGTTGGTAATAGCGGCACTCAACGTTATAACAATAACTCAGCTTTTAGAAGTGGACGCACTATGGCAGGTACTACGATGTATCGTCTTAATAACTCTGATAGAAGCGCCATTAAAACTGCTACCCCTCGTGAAAAAATGCACCATCTAGAGCATGTACGCAAAAGACTTGCCTGGATTTTTACTGGACTTATCATTGCTTGTATAGGGCTTGCTGTGTTTTTGTGGCAGTTTATAGCTAGTGTAGTTATTGAATCTAATACTGCGGCTGTTATATCTCAGGATAGTCTTGATGTTTATAGTAAGTCTATTCAAAAGTATTTAACTAACAATCCAACCGAACGATTAAGATTCAATCTTAATCATAATTCCCTAAATGAATATATTGTAAAGTTACATCCAGAGATTAGCTCAGTATCAAAAGGCGATTCAGCTGGTTTTACAAAAACTCGCTTTACCGTGAACTTTCGTAAACCTGTAGTTTTATGGCAGGTTGATTCTGTTAAGTATTTTGTTGACGCTAATGGTGTTTCATTCACGAAGAATATTTATGAGAATCCAAAGGTCACTATTGTAGATAATAGTGGTGTTCGCTATACTCCAGGCACCGCCATCGCTAGTGCGCGCTTTTTAAGCTTTGTGGGACGTTCAATCGGGGTTATGCAATCGCGTGGTATGTCAGTTAATAAGATTACGATACCAGCTGGTACATCTCGGCAAGTTGAAGTGTTAATTAATGATATACCATACCCATTTATATTATCTATAGATCGTCTTCCAGGCGGTCAAGTGGAAGATATGCAGCGAATAATAGAGTATTTTGCGCGAGGCGGTAGATTGCCAAAATATGTTGATATTCGTGTAAAAGGAAAAGCATTCTATAGAGAGTAGAGGAGTAAGAGGCTTCTTTTTTATAGGTTTTTAATATTTTAGAGAGGGGTATGCATACCCCTCTACTCTATGTTCTATTTTTGTTCCTTTATTAGTAGTTAGTTAAGGTTATTATAAAAAACATATAATTATATATATTATATAAAAAGTCAAATAATATGATACATAAGATAGAGTAGAGGGTAGTAATGATATGAAATATATAAAAAGTCAAATAATTAGAGCTAAAATCTGTGGAAAACTTATAAAAAATATATATTTATAAACAAAATATTATAAAAGTCAAATAAATTATGTCTATATGTCTAAGTAAGCTGCTGAGACTCGTAAGATATAGATATGTATACAAAATATTTTCGGGAATGGCTGGTCGGATTTTCTTGTAAAGTAAATGATTAACTATAAATTAATTATAAATTATAAATATGGTCAATAAATTGATGAATAATTTAGGTATATTCTCCTGTTTTAGTAAAATATTCATTATATATTAAAATTACGCATCATATTACGATATATAATGAATCAAGATATTAATAAGTTATTAATATCGTAAAATCTACATTGTGCGACATTAAAACTATATAACCCCATGTTATACTTCATGTGTAATATTAAGCGTTAAAAAATGTCGAAAGGATAATTAATAAAATGAATAAAGACAATATTATCAGCGCAATCCCCCGTGTATATATCAAAACTGAAAAATCTCCAAAAACTGGTAATGAATTTACCCGTATGTATATAGAATTTATGAACGGCTATGTTTATAAGGCTTTCGTAAATGATGAGCAAAAATTCGCTATTAATGATGCCGTTATTAGGTCTCAATCTAATAACATACCAGAACCTGGAACTCCTGAAAATTCCGCATTCTTTTCAAGATAGTTTAAGTTCTATTTTTGTTCTATTTTTTGGTGGGTGTCAGCGAAAGTCGGATTCAGAGCTTTAGATATTGGTCAATCACTTACTTATTTATTCCAGCCCACCCTACCTATATAAATTTTAAAATTAGAAAGGATACAAGGTGCAGTTACTTACAGCAGAGAATGCCACCGCGATTATTACTGAAGTTGCAAAATATTTCAGTAGCAACTGGGTCGGTTTTGCCGTTCTTATTGGATTCGGTGTAGGCTTTAACTTATTCCGACGCGTGCTTAATCGCTCCCTTAAAGGACGTGGCATATAGCTTTTTTGGGGTAGTTCCACCACCTACCCCACCCTTGTAAATTTTAAAATGACAACTCAAGAGATTATAACCATTATCACAAGCACAATTTCAAGTAATTTTCCATCTTTATTAGCGATTATAGCCGTTGGTGCAGGCGTTAAAATCGTTTTAGACGTAATTTTTAAATCACTTTATAGTATAACAAGCTCAAAGGACTAAATAATGATAAGCTCAACAGAATTGCAACTAATGCTTGATAATCTTTTAATCAAGTTTTTTATTATAACTATTAGTATTTTTATCTGTTGTTATTTAATAAGCAGAATCTCATATAGAAAAGATTAAGTTATGAAAAAAATTATTATTTACGTAACGTGTTTAAGCTTAATTATTCAACTTATAATTCCTATTTTCGTTTCCGCTAAATCGCCTTATGATGATGTCATTAAAACAACGCCAAACTTATACTTACCAAAAATTCGTGATAATGGTCGGGATTGCTCTAATTCTGAAGATGGATTTGGTGATATTTCTGATAATTATATGTACTTCTTGGAGCGCGCCGTCAATCGTACACGCCCTCAACATAAGGAAGAATTATTATCATATTATAGAGAATTTCGTTCTATAATCGATACTGAAGATGGTGGATATTGGGCGGTTTTACAGTCAGATATTGATATTGTTTTTGCTTTTTCTAAAAAAGATGATTTCCATGACGCTGGAATGTCTGAAACTGGTGTTGGCTTTCAGAACAAAGCTAATCACCCATTTAGATTTATTCATCTATCTGATCATTTTGGTTGCAATTATCGTCCTCTTCTTCATTCATATAGTGGTAGTGATGGCTTAGTCCAATATTCCTATTTATCTTTAACTAAAAATTATAAATTTTTCATCAATAATTTTCCTTTTACGTATCCGCCAGGTTATGAGGGTATTCGTATAGATAATCTTAATAAAAAGGAAAACGCCACTCCATCAGTACATTATAGTGTTAATGGTTTAAAACTTGACGCTTTCCTCTGTACAAAACAGTTTCAGCACCTCTGTAAACCAATGTTCTATCCGTGGGGTCGCGATACTAAATTTCGATATGAGATTAAAAATAATCCAACTGACGAAAAGCCTATATATTCCTCTGGTGATTTAAGCTTAGCTGATTCTCTCCACTTTACGTATAATTTCGAAAAAAAAGGAACATATTATCTTATATTACAGTACGTATGGCCGGGAATCCCGTTTCCAGGCTTAGATGATAAGTACAATTTCCACGTTCTTAATCTTCCTATTTTAATTGACGGCTCTAGTTATTTTTCGGGAACTAAATCGCAGAACTGTGAAAACGGAAGTTGTAAAGAGTACTCTCCATTCAAGGATTGCTCAAGCTTAAACATAATACAAGCTATAGGTTGTCATCTTGATAATTTCGGAATTGCCTTAAAATCATATCTCGCCTATTTATTCGTTCCTGATATCACCGATTTAAAAGATTATTTTAAAAATTTCACTGATTCTATGTCAAAATCGCTCGGATTCTTATGGTCGCCTTTTGATTTTACCATTAACATTTTAAAGTCTATCACCTCTTCAAATATAACTAATAATACTTGCGATATTGGCTATAACCTTAAGCTTTGTGCCTGGCGTTTCAATTTTCCGCAACTCTGGGATATTTTCCAAAAATTACTACAGTCTGCTGTCGTTATAGTCTTAATCTATGCTTATTGGCGTAAAATCGCTAACATTTTTGATATCGATAAATCCTCGGAGGCTTCAGAGTGATATTTACAATTATAATTCAGATGATTTTAAATCTATTAACTTTCATTTTCGGCTGGTTTAAACTTCCACCATTACCACAACCGTTACAAGATTCTTTAAACTATATAACTAGCTTCTTTACCACCCCTATCCAAATTTTTAAGAATTTACTTAGCAATGACTTTTTCAAGGTTATTATAATTTTAATTATCACATATATGCTTATTTCGCCACTTATTCACATGTCTCTATGGTTGTATAAGCGTATCAGAGGCTAATTTTTAAATTTAAAAGGAGATGACCAAATGTCAGAGATATTAAATTTTGTTAAACGTGATCTAAAGTTGCATATTGACGCTATTAAGGAGAATTACCGCCTGTCAAGAGATCCGTTACTATTTAAGCCGACAGGAATTCAAGCTTTCTATGGTGAGCAGGGGTCTGGTAAAACGATAACGCTTATATACTTTGCTACGCGGGTGCGTAGGGCGTACCCGCGAGCAGTAGTCGTATCCAATATTGTACTTAAAGATATGATCCCGCTTAATTTCCACGACACACCTTCCCTCTTACTGGACTTTATAAGCCGCGGTTTCGACACGAGCCGATATTACATATTCTATCAGTCTAAGCTTGGCTATGAGCTGGTCATTAAGCATGTTAAGAATGATAAGTACGGTGTCATAATGCTTACTGACGAATATCAGAACTATTTTTCAAATCAAGATTCAAGGAACGTTCCGCCCTGGGTAATCGAGCAGCACGCTCAAAACCGCAAGCAACGCCGACTACATTTAGTTACTTCACAGGACTATGATCAGATAAATAAGCAGACTCGCCGACGCTCTGATATCGCTTTTAAATGTAGATCTATAGGACTTCCATTTACAAGAGGCGCGATTTTAACAATCTATTGGGCGTTTGACTCAAAAAAGCTAGATTTTAATAATTCAGGACGCCAGACTGGAGCTAATCCGCTTAAAATGGGTTGTTTCTTCCATTCGCAAAAGCTTAGGGATTCGTATGATACGTATCAGGTGGTTTTCACTGGAGATGAGAATCCTAACGTCTATTCTAGCTTTAACCAAAATATTAATCTGAATTATTCAGACGCTAAAATTAAGAAAAAACGCCGATTGTTTAGAAAAAATAAATGATATTTGGGCGGGCTTGACCGCGCTGTGCGCGGTGCCCGCCGATGTGTCCCCGCGCGCTTGCGCGCATACTTGATAATAGGGACACATTATGTGCGTTTACTACTGTTAAATAGGTTTCGGGGTATGATTTATGATCAGCAAATTTAGCGTTAGAGATAATGAAAAATTAATCTCTAATATAGTAAAGGTTTATCCACATATGACTAAAATCATAATCTATCATAATTCTTATAAAATTTATTTTGGCATTGAGAAAAACAAAGATGATTCAGGTGAAACTAAAGTCTCTAAAATCTCTCAAAAAATAAACGATAATCGTTCTCTTAGAAGAACCAAAACATTAGTCAAAGACATAATTTTATGCAATCATTTTGATTATTTTTGTACTTTCACATTTGACAATCGCAAGCATAATAGATATGACATTGAACATTGCAAGCATGTCATGCATATGTGGTTGCACCGTCAACGTGAAAAGTCTCCAGATTTAAAATATATTATTGTTCCAGAATTACACAAGGACGGTGCTTTACATTTTCATTCATTATTTAAAAATTATAACGGTTATCTTAAAAAACTTAAAATTAAAACTAAATCTGGTAGAGATATGTACAATATTTCAAACTGGCGCGCTGGAAAAATCTCCTCTGCCGTTCCCATAACCGATAATCCAGAGGCTGTTGCTAATTACGTTTTAAAACAATATTTAATTAAAGATATGCCGTTATTTTCAGGTAAAAAACGCTACTGGTGTAGTCAAAATTTAAATAGACCACAAACAACTGTTAATGGCGTTGAAGAGTTTGGTTTAGGTAAAATTGTTAGAAACTCAAAGCCAGATTATATTAATGATAACTATGAGATTCAATATCACGCTAGTAGAGGTTCTAAAATTGATTCTAAAGAATTATTATTAGATCTCCCCTTTTAATTTTTATTATTTAATCTTTTAATTTCATCTAATATTTTATCTAATCTATTATTAGTGCTGCTATTTATACTTGCAATAATTAAACAAGCTAATGCTATTACTACTATGCAAACAAAATTAATACATAACATTATTTGAATGATTTCTGGTATTTTTTCTATTGGTATTTTAAACAT